ATGGGAAGGGTGAAGCCAGCCAAGTCATGGGTGATGCGCAACTGGTGGTGGATCCCAGTCTTGGGAAGCGCCGTTTGGCTAGTCGGCAGGGAGGGCAAAGAGTTTTTAACCAACGCCTCTGATCTTCCAGCGGCGGTAGAGACCACCGCTAATAGATTCAGCAGTTGGTATCACGACGACGAAGCCTGGACCGGCGTTTGGTCGGCGCAGCCAGAAGGCTATGTCGATGCCTCTGAACTTCAGCTTTCAGATATCGATGTCCGAGTGGAGATTGATGTTAAGCAGGGTGTAATCGACGGCACTATCGCTACCAAAGCGTTGTGCTCAAGCTTCCCTATTTGGGACTTTGTACTCTTGGAAGGAAAAGTCAAAGGCAGCTCGAACACCTTCGAAGGCATTGCCTACGACTTCATCGAAGGTCAGCGACAGAATTTCGCTATGTTGCGCTTCGAGCGAGAGGGGCACCTCATGACCGTGACGCCACTTGAAGGCGCGGTCGACCTGTTTCCAGAAAAAGCCAGAATTGCTAAGCACCCTGATGAGGCGCCAATGCAGGTCAATGCAGAGACGCCCGGCTATTGCTACGAAGAGAAGATGCAGTTCTTGCAGCTCTTGAAAGAGCAAGCGGCCCAGGAAAAGTCGGCCCAAGAGGGCACACTCTCAACCCCCAGGTAGCTCATACGGCTGGAACCGCACCACCTCCTCCCCCAGCCAGTCGTTGATCTGCCGCAGCCGGGCCTGCTCCGGCTCCAGCTCGTTGACGGCCCACACCTGGGACGCCTCCCGGATCGACCCGAACCCCCCCGCGTTCTGCGGTACCACGCCCATGAGCTGGGGCGGGATGCGCAGCATCGCCAGCTGGTCGTCCCGGCTGATGTTCTTGATCGCGCCGAAGTCGTCCTTCGCCGCCACCTCGCTGATGGGGATCAGCTGCAGCCCGTCCTTCTTACCGTTCGGCGCGTACATGAACAGGTTGCGGAAGTTGCCAGGCCCTTTGCTGTTCTTCATCGCATTGCGCAGGTCGGTGACGAAGTCCTCGTTCTGCGCCGCGTCGGTCATGTACAGGATGAAGCCGGCGTGGCTGCCGTTCTGGTAATACTTGCGCCGGAACAGCGTGGCGCTCTCGTTGAGCAGCGCGCTCTGCAGGGCCGGCAGCCACTCCGGCAGCCCGTAGACCTCCTGGTTGATATCCGCCACCCGCAGGTGGCAGATGCTGCCGGTCTTGAACTCGTGCTCGTCCTTCCAGCCGCGTACCTGGTAGTAGGTCGCAAGGTCGGTACCGCGCCGCATGTACTTCGCCAGGCAGGGCTGCAGGCCGATCGCCTGGCGCAGCATGTTGTCGCGCTTCTCCAGGTACAGGTTGCCCGACCAGCCCCAGTCCATGACGATCTGCTCGAAGGCCGCCCGGCTGAGCAGCCGGTGCGGGATGAAGGTGCGGGCCAGCGCGTTGCGCTTGAAGATCAGGCCCGACTGTAGATAGACGCTCGCCTTCGACGACTTCGCCAGCCCGTCCAGCGAGACCGGCGGCTCATACCATCGGCCATTGGCCCAGCATTCCAGGTAATCCAGGATCTCGCGGCCATCAAGCACCGGCATCGGATCGCCAAAGGTGAAGGCCATCGACTGACCGCCCTCACCATTGGCCAGCACCTCGCCCTCGCGCACCTGGTCAGTGGTGGCCACCTGCTGGTTACGGTTGCGACGTTTGCTCATCAATAAATCTCCATGATGCCGGTGTTGGCCACGGTCTGGCCCTCCAGCGGCTCGTTGTGCAATGCGTGGAAAAGCGCCCAAGCCAGGTCGGCGTGGCCCGTGTGTTCATTGCGCCCGGCGGTATAGGTGAACTGGCGGCCGCCGGGCGTGACCGTCTTGCGAATGGCCATCAGCGACGACGCCAGGTCAGTCCAGCCGGCGTCGAACTCCAGCCGGCCCTTGCTGATCACGTCCCAAGCCTTCATCACCAGGCGCGTCTTCACCTCCGGGCTGTAGGAGAAGGTCTTCAAGCCCGGGAAGAACTGACGCACCAGCTGCGCCACCGCGCTGCCCAGACCGGTGGTGTCGATGCCGATGTAGGTCACCCAGTAGCGGCGCGTCACCTGGCGGATCGTCTCGGCCTGGGCGTTGAAGTCCATCCCGCGGAACTGATGGCGCTCCAGGACGCGGAACTTGCCGCCCGGTACCAGCGGTGGCGCCACCACGATTAGGCCGGCGGAATCGCCAGACTCGGCCGGGTCATAACCCACCCACACCTGCCGATCGGCAAACGGTCGCATGGCCAGCGGCTGGTAGTCCGTCCACACCGACCAGCTGTCCACCATGCACGGCTGCAGCAGATTGAGCGGGAAGATGCTCGCCCCGTCGTCGACGAACTGGCACATCAGCAGGTTCTGGAACGCCGCGGCGTCGTACTCCAGGCGCAGCTCGTCGATATCGAACAGGTCGCAGCCACGCTCCTCGGCGTCCAGGATGGTGACGATCTGCCGCCAGATCCGGTCCTCGCACAGCCGCCCCTGCTGCAGCGAGTCGTGGCTCACATCCAGTTTGAGGTGCTTAGCCGCTGGCTTGCCCTTGTTGAAGCGCTCGCCCGTCCAGAACGAATAGGCCTCGTGCGCCATCGAGCTGGGCGTCGAGAAATAGGTGCGCCGGTATTGCTTCTGCATGGCCATGCCGCTGGCCACCTTGTTCAGCTCGTTGAACTTGAACGTCCAGAAGAATTCGTCGAAGTAGAAATTGCCGTGGTAGCCCTGGGCGGTGCGCGCGTTGGTACCCAAGAAGTGCATCTCGGCGCCGTTCGGCAGAATGATCGGGTCGCCGGTGAGTTCAACCCCGACCGTGTCGCGGGCGAAGGCCTGGATATACGCCTTGAAGATATGCGCCTGCGCCTTGCTGGCCGACAGGAAGATCTGGTTGCGCCCGGTGGTCAGCGCATCGATCAACGCCTCGCGGGCGAAGTAGAACGTCGCGCCGATCTGCCGGCTCTTGAGAATGGCCCGAGTGCGCTGGTTACCTGCTCGGTACCAGTCTTTCTGGTAGTCGAAGCACCCGTCGAGGAACGCCTCGACGAGCTTCTCGACCATCTCCTCTGTGATGTCGTTGCGCTTGGGTTTACGCTTCTCCCCGGCGTTGCGCTTGGCCAGCTCCGGGTTGAGGTCGGTTTCGGTACCACCGTCCTGGTAGCGCTGGATTCTGGCCTGCCGCTCCATTTGCCGGTGGAGCAGGTCGATCTCCTTGTAATCCGAGCCGCTCTTCGGTTCCTTGAGGATTAGCTGCACCAGTCGGGCCTCGGTTGCCGCCTGGATGCGCTCCAACGGCGTAGCCCGGTCCCACTCGTCCCGGGCCTTCCAGCTGTGCAGCGTCTTCTCCTTCTCGCCGAGCAGCTCGGCGATCTCGCAGACGCGGTAGCCCTGCCAATACAGGTGCTTGGCGTGGCGGCGGTGATCGGTAGGGAGTTCGACGATAGCGTTCATGGCGCCGATGCTGCCGCTCGCGCGCGCGAGCCCCTACCGGCGCGTCCTGTATCGCTCTGTCCTACACGCCAACCGCGTTGCCGCGCCCCCGCCGGGTGCCGACCATGCCCTCAACGAAAGGCCCACAGCCCCGGATTGAGGAAAGCCCCATGGCCGCAAGCAACCCCACCGCCAAGAAGTACCGCAGCAAGTTCTTCCGCGTCGCCGTCGAAGGCGCCACCACCGACGGCCGCACCATCGAACGTCAATGGCTGGTGGACGCTGCCGAAACCTACAACCCGAACACCTACGGCGCCCGCGTCTGGCTGGAGCACTTCCGCAGCCTGCTGCCGGACGGCCCGTTCAAGGCCTACGGCGACGTTGTCGCCCTGAAAACCGAAGAAGTCGAGATTGCCGGCAAGAAGAAGCTGGCCCTGTTCGCCCAGATCGAGCCGACCGCCGACCTCATCGCCCTGAACAAGGCGCGGCAGAAGATCTTCACCAGCATCGAGATCCGCCCGAAGTTCGCCGACACCGGTCGCGCGTATCTGGACGGCATTGCCGTCACCGACACCCCAGCCAGCCTGGGTACAGAGATGCTCACCTTCAGCGCCCAGCACCCCGACGCCAACCCCCTCAAGGCGCGGAAGAACGACCCGGAAAACCTGTTCTCCGAGGCCATCGAGGTTGCCCTCGAATTCGAGGAAGTCACCGACAGCGAGAGCAAGGTCGCCGGCCTGTTCTCCCGGGTGATGGAAGCCCTCGGCAAGAGCAAGGACAAAGCCGTCAAGGACGACGCCCAGTTCTCCGAGCTGACCGAAGCGGTTGAGGCCCTCGCCTCGCACGCTCAGGAGCAGGGCGAAGCCTTCACCGCAGAACAGACGGCTCGCCAGGAGCTGAGCGCCAAGGTCGACAAGCTCGAAACCGAGCTGACCGACCTGGTCACGCGCCTCAGCGATACCGAGGACCACAGCCAGCAGCAGCGCCCGCCCGCCACCGGCGGCGACGGCAAAGCCTTGGCCAAGTTCTGACCCATCACCAGCGCCCACTCGGAGCACACCATGCGTAACGAAACCCGAATCGCCTACAACGGCTACCTGGCACAGGTAGCCAAGCTGAACGGCGTCGACAGCGCCGCCGTCAAGTTCAACGTCGAGCCCAGCGTGCAGCAGAACCTCGAGACTGCCATCCAGGAATCCACCGCGCTGCTCGGCCGCATCAACGTCATCGGCGTCATGGAGCAGTCGGGCGAGGCCCTGCTGCTGGGCGTCAACGGCCCGATCGCCAGCCGTACCGACACCGCAGGCGGCAACCGCCGTAACCCTGGCGAGCATCAGGCTCTGTCCAAGGACGACTACACCTGCAAGCAGACCAACTTCGACAGCGCCTTCCGTTACGTGCTGCTCGATGCCTGGGCCAAATTCCCGGACTTCCAGACCCGCCTCACTGCGGCCATCGCGCAGCGGCAGGCCCTTGACCGCCTGATGATCGGCTGGAACGGCGTCTCCGCTGCCGCGGCCACCAACGCGGCAACCTACCCGCTGCGCCAGGACGTCAACATCGGCTGGCTGCAGAAGATCCGCACCAAGGCTCCGGATCGCGTGCTCGATGAAGGCGCCACCGTTGGCAAGGTCACCGTCGGCGCCGCCGGCGACTACAAGAGCCTCGATGGTCTGGTCTTCGATGCCGTCCAGATGCTGGACCCGTGGCACCGCAGCCACCCTGACCTGATCGTCATCGTCTCGCGCAACCTGATGCACGAGAAGTTGCTGGCCGCGGTCGAGAAAGGCGCCACCTCCAACCAGGAAGAGAACGCCGCACAGGAGATCGTCACCCGCGCCCGGCTGGGCGGCCTGCCGATCGTCGACGCCCCCTACTTCCCGGATGGCACCGTGTTGGTCACCACCCTGAGCAACCTGTCGATCTACTGGCAGGAAGGCGCCCGCCGCCGCCACCTCAAGGACGAGCCGGAATACGACCGCATCGCCGACTACCAGTCCTCCAACGACGCCTACGTCGTGGAAGACCTCGGCCTGGTCGCCCTGGTTGAAAACGTAGAGAAGGTCTAAGCCATGAGCCTGACCCTTGCCCAACGTAACCAGCTGCGCAAGCGCGCAGCCCAGGAGGCGGCAGCCGCCGCCCCCGCCGCGCTAATGGATGGCGCTACCGGCTATGAGGTGATGCTGGCCAAGCTGCAACAGGACCAGTTCCGCCTCAAGCAGATTCAGGGCAATGAGGCCAAAGCCAAGCTCAAGGCCGAGCTGCTGCCGGATTACGTCCCCTACATCGAGGGCGTGCTCGCGGCAGGCCAAGGCGCCCAGGACGACGTGCTGGTCACCGTCATGGTCTGGCGTTTCGACGCCAGCGACTTCGACGGCGGCCTGCAGATCGCCGAGTATGTGCTGCGCCACCAGCTGGTGATGCCGGATCGCTTCAACCGCACCACCGGCTGCCTGGTAGCCGAGGAAGTCGCCACTGCGGCGCTCAACGCCCAGAAGGCCGGCAAAACCTTCCCGCTGGTGACCCTCAACCGCACCGCCGAGCTCACCGCCGACCAGGACATGCCCGACGAGGCCCGCGCGAAGCTGGTTCTCGCCCAAGGCCGCGCCCAGTTGGCCCAGCTCAACTACGACGCCGAAGCGCTCACCCAGGACGAACGGGCCTGGCTGCAGTTCGGCATCGACCTGCTCAAACGCGCCATCGAGCTGCACAACAGCTGCGGTGGCAAGAAGGATCTGGAGCGCGCCGAGCGCCTCCTCAAGAAACACGCGGAAAGCGCGCCTACCGATACCGGTACCGGCGAGCCCCCGGCAGACGAACAGCCCCAGCCCGACCAGGCCAAGGGCGCCGAAGCCGACCAGGGCACTCCGAATGCCGGCTCCGGTGCCAGCGAACCCTCCGCTAACTGAGCGTCCCCACGCACCCGGCGGCTCGGGGCGGATCGACAGGTTTTCTCCTTGGCCTAGTCGTGAAGCCCCGACCACCGCCGACCCATTCGAGCGATAGGCATGAGCGGATTTATCGCCACCGGCACCACCACCGCAGAGCACACGATCGAGAACGACGCCTTCTGGCCGGCGATCGATTGCCTCGACCTGCGCGCCGCCATGCGCCTGGACGCCAGCGTCACCCCCGAGCGCATCGAGGTGGCCGCGATCAACGCCATGATCGAGGCCAACCGCGAACTCGACCTATACCGCCGCGCCCGTACTGAAGAGGGCCACCTCACCCTGTCCGATGTGCCGGCACCGCAGATCAAGGGCGAAAGCCAGCTGCTGCACCTCTACCGCCGCACCATTTACTGCCGCGCCACCGCCGAACTGGTCGAGCGCTACCGCAGCTTCGACGCCACCAACAGCGGCGAGCAGAAGGCCACCGAGGACAGCACCAACATCGACGAGCTGCGCCGCGACGCGCGCCACGCCCTGCGCAGCATCCTCGGCATCAGCCACACCACGGTGGAGCTGCTCTGATGAACAACCCAAAGGTCATCGACTGGAACGAGATATCCCGCTTGGGGCTTCTGGAACGTATCAACCGGGAAATCATGCATCCGCTCGGCTATGCCGTATGCCGCGAAGTAGAAACCGGCCGCTCCCCGGGCGCGCTCGTATCGGAGGACGGCCCGTTCGTTTATCCCGACCAGCTCAAGCACCAGGAGCGCAGCTGATGACCACCGTGATCGCCAACCAGGGCGACACCGTCGACGCCATCTGCTGGCGGTACTACGGCCGCACCGCCGGAGTCACCGAGGCCGTCCTCGATGCCAACCCCGGTCTCGCCGATCTCGGCCCCGTAATCCCCCACGGCACCGCCGTCACCCTGCCGGATGCCGCCCCGCAAGCCGAACAACGCCAAGTGGTGAACCTATGGGACTGATCTACCTCGCCCTCTACAAGGGTCGCGGCACGCTGTTCAACCGCCTGGTCCGCCTTTGGACGCGCTCCAAGTACAGCCATTGCGAACTGGTCCTGGCCGATGGCCGCTGGTTGTCCGCCTCGGCCATGGACGGTGGCGTGCGCGCCAAGCACATCGAGCTGAACCTCGAACACTGGGACCTCATCCCGCTGCCCTGGGCGGACTATCGCCAGATCGCCCGTGTGTTCCGCGCCAACGCCGGTCAGGGCTACGACTTCTTCGGCCTGTTCGGCAGCCAGCTGCTGCCGGTCGGCCTGCACAGCCGGCGTCGCTGGTTCTGCAGCGAGTTGTGCGCCGCCGCGCTCGGCTTCCCCATGCCCCAGCGCTACAGCCCGGCTCAGCTGGGCGAAGTGGTCCAGCACATCAACACCCTCACGCCCAGCGGACAGTGGAATGAAGCGAATGCCTGACAGACCGGAAACCTACGCGTTCCTCGCCACCTGGCTGGAACACAACTTCCCCGCGCTCTACGCCGGCGCGCTGGCGATGCTCATCGCCGCCTGGCGAATCATCTACAGCGGCGGGAAGGTGCGGCAGCTCGCACTCGAAGCACCGCTCTGCGGCCTGCTAGGCGTCGGCGTCTCCTATGGCCCGTCGCTGATCGGCGCACCACAGGAGGCCGGCGTGTTCCTCGCCTGCATGGTCGGCCTGTTTGGCGTTGAGGTGAGCCGCGAGGCAGCCAGGCGCGTGCTCAAGAAGAAGGTGGACCAGCTATGAGCGAACTCCTGTTCATTGGCGCCCGCGGCCTCTCCGTGCGCAACCTGCAGGCCGCACTCACGCTGGCCGGCTTCGCTGTGGCCGTGGACGGCGACTTCGGTGAGCAGACCGAGCGCGCCGTGGTCGCCTACCAGCGCCGCGCCGGCCTGGTGGACGATGGCGTCGCGGGTCCGAAGACGCTGGCGGCGCTCCACGGCTACGACACCTCGCGCTACCTCAAGCGGAAGGACTTGCAGCAGGCCGCCGACCGCCTCGGCGTGCCGCTGGCCAGCGTCATGGCCATTAACCAGGTGGAGAGCCGCGGCGAGGGCTTCGCCAGCAACGGCCGCCCGGTGATCCTGTTCGAACGGCACGTCATGCACGCCCGACTCCAGACCAATGGCCTGAGCGAGGCCGAGGCTGATGCACTCGCCGCCAAGCATCCCGCCCTGGTCAACCGCAAGTCCGGCGGCTACATCGGCGGTACCGCCGAGCATCAGCGTCTCGCCCAGGCGCAGCAGATCCACGCGGCCGCCGCGCTGGAGTCCGCCAGCTGGGGTCTGTTCCAGATCATGGGCTACCACTGGCAGCGCCTCGGCTACCACGACGCCCAGCACTTCGCGGACACCATGGCCTTGAGCGAGGCCGCCCAGCTCGACGCCTTCGTCACCTTCATCGAAACCGACCCCGCGCTGCACAAGGCGCTCAAGGGTAAGAAGTGGGCCGAGTTCGCCCGCCGCTACAACGGCCCGAACTATGCCCGCAACCTCTACGACGTGAAGCTCGCCCGGGCCTATACGCAGTTCGCCGGCGAGCAGGAGCAAGCCGCATGATCACTACAGACCAAGTTCGCAAGCTGAGCCCGCGGGATGGCGATGTGTTCGTAGTTCCGCAAAACACCTCGGACGAGGATGCCAAAGCGTTGGTAGACGCCGTGAGAGCGGCCGTTCCGGACATCAAAGCGATTTTGATTCGTGGCGACCTGGAGCAGCTGGACGAAGCTGCCATGAACGCCGCCGGCTGGTACCGAAAATGACCAACGCCCGCCAGCTGCTCTACGGCCTCGCGCTGGTCGCCGCGCTCTGCCTGCTGATCTGGGTGCAGCAACAGCGCATCGACACCGTGCAGGCGCAGACCGATCTCGCCACCGAGCGCCTGCAAACCGCCCAGCAGCGCAACGCCAACCAGGCCGCCACCATCACCCGCCTCACCAGCGAGGTCGCCGCCCAGCGCCTCGACCAGCAGGCCCTGCAACAGACCATGGCCGACCTGCACCAGGCTCACGCAACCGATCAGCTCAAGAAGAAGGAACGCCGCCGTGAAGACACAACCCATGCGACTTGGGCTGCTCAGCCTCTGCCTGCTGCTGCTCGCCGCCTGCACGAGCGCCCCGCCATCACCGGAGCCGCAGGTTACCGTCAGTGGCTGTCCGGTCGTGACGCGCTGCACGCTGGCCCCGGCGGCGGCGGCCAGTAACGGCGAACTCAGCGACGACGGCGACTACCTCATGGGCGCCTGGGGCGAGTGCGCCGCCAAGGTGGACCTCATCGTCGACCACAACGAGCGAAGCACCCAGCCATGAACAAGCCCAGTGCCTTGCGGGCGCAGCTGCTCGCCGCCGTGCCCGATCTGCACAAGAACCCCGACCGCCTGCTGGTGTTCATCGACAACGGCACCATCCGCAGCACCGCGGCGCCGGGGCTTTCGTTCGAGTACAGCTACACGCTCAACATCATCCTCACCGACTACGCCGGCCACCCGGACGCCGTGGCCATCCCCTTACTGGCCTGGCTGCTGGTCAACCAGCCCGAGCTGCTCACCAACCTGGAGAAGGGCAAGACTGCCATCGCCTTCGAGGCGGACGTCCTAGACAACAGCAAGGTCGACCTGTCGCTCAAGCTGCCGCTGACCGAGCGGGTGATCGTCAAGAAGCAAGACGACGGCAGCCTGCAGGTCAGCCACCCCAACGAGCCCGAGCTGTTCGAGGAGACCTTCACCCTCGACGGCCTGCGCCTGGAGACCCCCAGCGGTGAAGTGATCGCCCAATGGGGCGCGCCCACGCCATGACCGACAACCTGCACGCCCTGGAAGATTGGGCCGGCGTTCTGCTGGCCCGGCTGGAGCCCGGTGCCCGTCGCCAGCTCAACCAGCAGATCGGCCGCGAGCTGCGCCGCAGCCAGCAGCAGCGCGTGGCCAGCCAGCGCAACCCGGACGGCACCCCGTACGCTCCGCGGAAGCCCCGCAAGCTGCGCGGCAAGGTCGGACGCATCAAACGCCAGATGTTCACCAAGCTGCGCCAAGCCGCGCACCTCAAGCTGCGCAGCACCCCGGACGCGATCGCCATCAGCTTCATGGGGCGCGTGGCCCGCATCGCCCGCGTCCACCAGTACGGCCTGCGCGACCGTCCCGATCGCGGCCAAGCCGAGGTGCAATACGAGCGCCGCGAGCTGCTCGGCTTCACCGATGCCGACCTGGAATTGATCCGCGACCAGCTCCTGGAACACCTCACCCGCTGACCTCACCCTGTAGCACCCCGCGCTACAGGCTCAGCACCGTGCGCCCCGCGCGCGCGAGCTGCAGCATCAGCGGCATGAACATTGCCGACCTCGCCCGCCTGCTCGAAAACATCGTCCGCTTCGGTACCATCGAAGCGGTCCAGATGCAGCCGCCTCGCGTCCAGGTGAAAAGCGGCAACATCACCACCGCCTGGCGCCCCTGGTTGAACCTGCGCGCCGGTGCCGACCGCGAGTGGGACCCGCCCACCATCGGCGAGCAGGTGGTGCTGCTGAGCCCATCCGGCAACCTCGCCCAGGGCGTGGCGCTGACCGGCCTGTTCTCTGACCTGATCCCGGCCAACGGCGACCGCGAAGGCCTGCACCGCCGCACCTACCGCGACGGTGCCGTCATCGAGTACGACAGCATCGCCAAGCGCCTGCTGGCCGTCCTGCCCGCAGGTGGCCAGGCCCAGCTCACCGCACCGGGCGGCGTCACCATCCTCGGCAACGTAGATATCACCGGCACCGTGACCGTCAGCGAAGACGTGCTTGCGGCAGGCATCAGCCTGGTCAACCACGTACACGGCGGCGTGCAAAGCGGTCCGGCCAAAACGGGGGCACCGCAATGATCGGCATGTCCGCCACCACCGGCCGCACCATCACCGGCGCCGTACATCTCGCGCAATCCATCGCCGACGTGCTCACCACGCCGATCGGCAGCCGAGTGATGCGCCGCGAATACGGCAGCCTGCTGCCGGACCTGATCGACGCCCCCTTCAATGACGCCACCCGCCTGCAGGCCTACGCCGCCGTGGCCATGGCGCTGATGCGCTGGGAACCGCGCATTCGCCTCAGCCGCGTGCAGCTCAGCCTCGGCGAGCAGCCCGGCCAGGCCTACCTGGACGTGGAAGGCAGCCGCACCGACAGCAACGAGCCGCTCAGCCTGCGCGTGCCGCTCACCCTGGGAGCCGCCGCATGAGCACCTTTACCCCCATTGATCTCGCCCAGCTGCCGACGCCCGACGTGGTCGAGCCGATCGACTACGAGCAGATCCTTGCCGAGCGCAAGGCCTTCGCCATCAGCCTCTGGCCAGCCGACAAGCAGGCCGAGGTCGCCGCCACCCTGGCGCTGGAATCCGAGCCGCTCACCAAGCTGCTGCAGGAAAACGCCTACCGCGAAACCCTCTGGCAGCAACGCGTCAACGAGGCTTCCCTTGCCAACCTGCTGGCCTTCGCCAAGCGCGCGGACCTGGAGCAGATCGGAGCGCGCTTTAACGTGGCCCGTCTGGTCATCACTCCGGCCAACCCCGGCGCCGTGCCGCCAGTAGCGGCGGTGATGGAAGAGGACGAGCCCCTGCGCGAGCGCATCCAGATGGCCATGGAGGGGCTGAGCACCGCCGGCCCGCGCAATGCCTACATCTTCCACGCCCGCAGTGCCGACGGCCGCGTGGCGGATGCCTCGTGCATTAGCCCAAGCCCGGCCGAAGTGGTCGTCACCGTGCAGAGCGCCCTTGGCGACGGCAGCGCGGACGCCGAGCTGCTCGCCGCGGTGGACGCCTACCTCAGCGACGAAGACCGCCGCCCGGTCGCCGACCGCCTTACCGTGCAGGGCGCAGAGGTGCTGCCCTACAGCGTCAACGCCGTGCTCTACCTCAACACCGTCGGCCCCGAGGCTGAGCCGATCCGCGCCGCTGCTGAGGCCCGCGGCCTTGCCCTGGTCAGCCAGCGCCGTCGCCTGGGGCAGGAGGTCAACCGCTCCGCCCTGGACGCTGCCCTGCACATCGAAGGTGTCAAGCGTGTCGAGCTGCCCGGCTGGGTCGACGTGGTCGCCACTGAAACCCAGGCACCGTACTGCACCGGCTTCACCGTCACGGTGGCGGAGGCCTGATGGCGAGCCTGAGCCTGCTGCCACCCAACGCCAGCGAGCTGGAGCGCCTCACCGCCGAAGCCCTCGCGCAGATCGAGCGCGTCCCGGTACCGCTGCGCGACCTCTGGAATCCGGACACCTGCCCGGTGGACCTGCTGCCGTACCTCGCCTGGGCGTTTTCCGTCGATCGCTGGTCCAGCGCCTGGCCTGAGCGCGCCAAGCGCGACGCCATCAAGGCCGCGTACTTCATCCACGCCCACAAGGGCACCATCGGCGCGCTGCGCCGCGTGGTCGAGCCGCTTGGCTACCTGATCGAGGTGCGCGAGTGGTGGGAGGAGGCGCCGCTCGGCACGCCCGGCACCTTCCGCCTGCTGGTGGGTGTGCTGGATACCGGCATCACCGAAGAGATGTACCAGGAACTCACCTGGCTGATCGACGACGCCAAGCCCGTCAGCCGCCACTTGGTTGGCCTGGCCATCGGCCTGGACGTCACCGGCACGGCATACATCGGCGCCGCGCTCACCACTGGCGACGAACTCACCGTCTACCCACCCGCATCGCGTGACATCGAGGTCGGCGGCACGCTGGCCTGGGGCGCGCGCGAACACGTCATCGACACCATGGACATCCGCTGATATGGCAGACCAGAACTCGCAATACATGGCCATGCTCACCGCTGTCGGCGAGGCCAAGCTGGCCAACGCCACCGCCCTGGGCGTCAACCTGAACATCACCCAGCTCGGCGTCGGCGATGCCAACGGCGCCGAACCGATGCCGAGCCGCACCCAGACGGCGCTAATCAACGAGCGACGCCGGGCACCGCTCAACCAGCTGAGCATCGACCCGAACAACAGTGCGATCATCATCGCCGAGCAGGTCATCCCCGAGGACATTGGCGGCTGGTGGATCCGCGAGATCGGTCTGTATGACGAAGCGGGCGACCTGGTCGCGGTCGCCAACTGCCCGCCGACCTTCAAGCCCGAGCTTGCCCAGGGCAGCGGCCGCACCCAGGTGGTGCGCCTTAACATCCTGGTGAGCAGCACCCAGAACATTCAGCTGAAGATCGACCCGAGCGTGGTGCTGGCGACACGCAAGTACGTGGACGATCTGACCGTCCGGGCCACGCAGGCAGACGCCGAGACCGGGACGGACAACAGCAAGATCATGACGGCGCTGCGCGTGTGGCAAGCCATCACCAAGCGCTTCTCCAGCCAAGCCCAGGCGGAGGCCGGCACCGACAACGCGACGGCCATGACGCCATTGCGGGTCTGGCAAGCCATCACGAAGCGGTTTTCGACGCAGGCGCAGGCAGAGGCTGGCACGGACGACGCAACGGTCATGACACCGCTCAAGGTCTTCCAGGCTATCGCGGCGAAGATCCTGTTCGCGGGTACTACCGAAGCGCAAGCGGGAGTAGACAACACGAAAGTCATGACGCCGCTCAGAGTGCTCCAAGCGATTACCGCACGCATAGCAACTCAAGCGCAGGTCGATGCCGGGACGGATGACTCGACCATTGTCACGCCGAAGAAGCTTCGCTTCGGTTTCCAAGCGGTGCTGGCGGCGAACGGGTACATCATTTTCCCAACCTGGCTTGGGGGCGTGATCCTGCAGTGGGGGGCGATAGGCGTAAGCGGCTCATCCACCGCGGTGAGCTACCACGTTGCATACCCCAATGGTTGCGTTGGCGCCGCGATTACACGCTGTTCAAGCGGCTCGGCATCCGTCGAATACGCTCAGGTTTCGACATACACCCTGACCAATTTCACCGTGACCGCCTACGTGTCGATCGACACGAACAACACCCCCGGCGGCGCCACGATCAGCTGGCTGTCGCTCGGCTGGTAATAGGAGTTCAAACGATGACGAAGCGTTTTTATTTGAAGGAATCGGAATCGACCGGTACCACCTATATCGAGGGTGTTCATACGGTCCCGGCGGGAGCAGTGGAGATAAGCGAAGACCGATTCCTGTCGGTCATCGCGAATGCCGAGCCTGGAAAGGTCCGCAGCCACGACGCCAACGGTCTACCGATCCTGATTGATCCGCCAATATATGTGCAGACGGCTGATGCGCTCTGCAGTCGCATCGACGCCGCCGCCGATGCCGCGCGATCCCGCGTCGCCGGTGACCCGCTGCGCGCCGTCGAATACGACCGCGCCCGCATCGAGGCGCAGGCCTTCGCTGACGCCGGCTATCCCGCGGACGTGGTGCCCCGCACCGTCGCCGCCTGGGCCATCAACGGCCGCACGGCGCAGCAGGCAGCTGACAGCATCCTGGCCGAGGCCGCTGCCTACACCGAGGCGCTGTACGTCATCCGCGAAACACGGCTGGCCGCCAAGGAGCAGATCCGCACACTGATGGACGCCGGCGAGGTCGAGCAGGCGCAGCAGCTGGCCGAGCAGACCATCGCCGCGATCGAGGCCGCCGTCGCAGGCGTAGGTAACGCTGGCTAGCGAGTTGCTAAATAGAGAATCAGAACTGCAAAAACTAGCAGCAGCGGCTGGCGAACGCCTAGCCAAGTAACACCAAGAAAGGTGATCACGCTAAAGCAGGCGTAGACGAATAGGGGGTCCATAGAGCTTCCTCACAATTTAGGTAGTTTCTAAATAGTGGGAAGTCACTGCCCCATTTCTCTCAGTTTGCTGCGACGGCGGCAAAATAAATGTCCGCGCTGTAGCCCCCACCGCTACACAGCCCGCCGCGTGCGCCCCTTGCGCGCGCGCGTCACCCTCAAGGCTCACTGATCCGGCACTCGCCCAGGAGCCTCAACCCCATGGCCACCGAATACCATCACGGCGTCCGCGTCCTCGAAATCAACGAAGGCACCCGCCCCATTCGCACCGTTTCCACCGCCGTGGTGGGCATGGTCTGCACCGCCTCCGATGCCGATGCGGTCAAGTTCCCCCTCAACAAGCCAGTGCTGCTCACCGACGTGCTCACCGCCTCCGGTTCCGCCGGTGAGCTGGGCACCCTGGCGCGCAGCCTGGATGCAATCGCGGACCAGGCCTCGCCGGTCACCGTTGTTGTGCGTGTGGCTGATGGCGAAGGCGTCGACGATGCCGCGAAGGAAGCTGACCAGGTCAGCAAGATCATCGGCGGCGTGAGCGCCACCGGCGAATACCAGGGCATGAAGGCGCTGCTGGCTGCTGAGGCCCAGCTCGGCGTCAAGCCGCGCATCCTCGGCGTGCCTGGGCTCGATTCGCTGCCGGTCGCCACCGAGCTGGTATCGATCGCCGAGAAGCTGCGCGGCTTCGCCTACGCCAACGCTTACGGCTGCGAGACCGTCAGCGATGCCATTGCCTACCGCGCCGGTTTCGGTGCGCGTGAGCTGATGCTCATCTGGCCGGACTTCGTCTCCTGGGACACCGTGGCGAACGCCAACGCACCGGCCAGCGCCATCGCCCGCGCGCTGGGCCTGCGCGCCAAGCTGGACGAGCAGGTCGGCTGGCACAAGACCCTCTCCAACGTGCCGGTCAACGGCGTATCGGGCCTGAGCAAGGACATCTACTTCGACCTGCAGGACCCCGCCACCGACGCCGGCCTGCTCAACGCCGACGAGGTCACCACGCTGATCCGCCGCGACGGCTTCCGCTTCTGGGGCTCGCGCACCTGCTCGGCTGACCCGCTGTTCGCCTTCGAGAACTACACCCGCTCGGCGCAGGTACTGGCGGACACTATGGCCGAGGCGCACTTCTGGGCGGTGGACAAGCCCATGCACCCCTCCCTGGTGCGCGACATCGTCGAAGGCATCAACGCCAAGGGCCGCGAGCTGGTCCGCCTGGGCTACCTGCTCGGCTTCGAGTGCTGGTACGACGAGGCCGCCAACGACAAGGACACCCTCAAGGCCGGCAAGCTCTACCTGGACTACGACTACACCCCGGTACCGCCGCTGGAAAACCTGCTGCTGCGCCAGCGCATCACCGACCGCCACCTGGTCCAGTTCGCCGCCGCCGTCAACGCCTGACCCCCATTCACCCGCGCGGCGCAGGCCGCGCCGTAGGAGAGCCCGACCATGGCCCTGCCCAAGAAACTCAAGCACCTCAACCTGTTCAACGACGGCAACAGCTACCTCGGCATTGCCAAGGCCGTCACCCTGCCGGTTCTCGGCCGCAAGCTGGAGGCCTACCGGGGCGGCGGCATGGACGGCCCGGTCAAGGTCGACATGGGCCACAGCGACGACGGCCTGCAGCTGGAGTGGACCCTCGGCGGCTGGGATCTGATCGCCGTGCGCCAGTTCGGCGCTACCCGGGTCGATGGCGTGCAGCTGCGCTTCTCCGGCTCGGTGCAGCGCGACGACACCGGCGAAGTCAGCGCGGTGGAGATCGTCACCCGCGGCCGGCATGAAGAGATCGACTTCGGCGACGCCGAGCCCGGCGAAGACACCGAGCACAAGATCACCACCGCCCTGACCTACTACAAGCTCAGCGTCGACGGTGAGGTCCTCATCGAGATCGACCTGCTCAACTTCGTCTACATCGTCGACGGCGACGACCGCCTGGCAGAGCACCGCAGAGCCCTCGGCATCTAAGCCGTGCACAGCCAGCGCCCCCCTTTCCGCAACCCGCCAGCAGCGTCCCTGCCGGCGGTATCAACGCAACCAAGGAGCAACCCCATGGAAACCCCCGAGACCACCGCCGAAAAGGCCAAGAACCCCAACGAGGCGGTCATCACGCTCGACATGCCGATCAAGCGCGGCGAGACCACCCACGACAGCATCACCCTGCGCAAGCCCATGAGCGGCGAGCTGCGCGGCGTGACCCTGGTCGACCTGGTGCAGATGGACGTCCTCGCCCTGCGCAAGGTGCTGCCGCGTATCAGCACCCCCAGCCTCACCGATCACGAGATCGGCGCCATGGACCCGGCCGACCTGATGGCCTGTGGTGTCGCGGTGTCCGGTTTTTTGCTGCAGAAGTCGGCGAAGGAAGCTGCCCTCGTTGCGTAGAAGACGCCATGGCCGACCTGGCCGTGGTCTTTCACTGGGCGCCGGCGGACATGGACCCGCTGGCCCTTTCTGATCTGATCGAATGGCGCGAGCGGGCCAGAACACGCTGGGAGCTGAAGCATGGCCAATGACTTGAAGATGGAGGTGATCCTCCAGGCCATTGACCGAGCCACCCGGCCGATCCGCGCCATCACCCAGGGGAGCGTCGGCCTCGGCCGCGCCCTCAAGGACTCCCGCGACCAGCTCAAGACGCTGCAGGAACAGCAGCGCGACGTCAGCAGCTGGCGCACCCTGCGCACCGCCAGCGAGCAAACCGAAACCGCCCTGCAGGCCGCCCGCGAGCGCGTGAAAGCTCTCGGCAAGGACCTGGCCGCCACTGGCGTGCCCACCCGGCAGATGACCCGCGACCTCAAGGGCGCCATCCGCGAAGCCACCGCCCTCAAGAGGCAGCACCAGGAGCAGCAGGTGCAGCTCCAGGGCCTGCGCAACAAGCTCAGCGCCGCTGGCATCAGCACGCGCAACCTCAGCCAGCACGAGCGCGACCTGCGCCAACGCATCGAACAGACCAACCAGACCATCACCGAGCAGGGCCGGCGCATGCAGCGCCTGACCGCGCAGACCAAGCAGCTCGCGATGGCCCGGGCTCAGTACGACAAGACGCAGCAGCTCGCCGGCAGCATGGCCGGCGCCGGTGCAGGCTCTGCCGCGGCAGGGGCCGCCATGGGCGTGCCGGTGCTCAGCACCGTGCAGAGCTACATGGGCTTCGAGGACGCCATGGCGGGCGTGGCCAAGCAGGTAGAAGGCGCCCGCGACGGCAATGGGCAGCTCACCAGCACCTACTTCGAGATGGCAGATGCCATCAAGGCCATGGCCGAGCGCATTCCCATGGCCACCACCGAGATCGCCGCCCTGGTGGAAGGCGCGGCGCGCATGGGCGTGACCGGCAAGGACAACCTGTTGGCGTTCGCCGAGGTGGCCGCCAATGCCGCCACCGCGTTCGAGCTGCCGGCCGACCAGATCGGCGAGAACCTCGCGCGCATCGCCGACCTGTACAAGATCCCGATCCAGAACGTCAGCCAGCTGGGCGACGCCATCAACTACCTGGACGACAACGCCAAGTCCAAGGGCGCGGACATCATCGAGGTGCTGCAGCGCACCGCGGGCGTCACTGCCTCGGTGGGCATGAGCTACAAAGAGGCCGCCGCCCTGGGCTCCACCTTTCTCACCCTGGGCGCCACCGCCGAGGTAGCCGGCACCGCCACCAACTCGATGATCCGCGAGCTGGCGATCGCCACCCAGCAGCCCAAACGCTTCCAGGCCGGGCTCAAGGCGCTGGGGCTCGAAGCCGAGGCGCTGCAGAGCGGCATGGCCGAGAACGCGACGGGCACGCTGCAGCAGGTCCTGGACGCCATCAACAAGCTGCCCAAGGCCGAGCAGCTCGGCGTCACGACGCAGCTGTTCGGCAAGGAGTTCGGCGACGACGCCGCCAAGCTGGCCCAGAACATCGGCGAGTACCGCCGTCAGCTGGACATGGCCAACTCCACCGCCGGCTCAGGCTCCATGCAACGCGAAGCGGACATCCGCGCGGAATTGATATCGGCGCGCATGGACATGGCCAAGAACCGCGCCTTCAACCTCTCGGCCACCCTGGGCGAGACCCTGCGCCCCACGCTGGTGGAGCTGTTCGAGAGCTTCAACAGCGTGATCGGCCGCGTGACCGACTGGGTCAAGGCCAACCCGGAACTCGCCGGGCAGATCATCAAGACCGTGGCCGGCGTCGCAGCGCTGGCGGCTGGCTTCGGCGCCGTCACCCTGGGCCTGGCCAGCTTCCTCGGCCCGTTCGCCATGGCGCGCTACGCGCTGACGCTGTTCGGCATCAAGGGCGCGAGCCTAGGTAGCGTTCTGCTCAACCTGGGCAAGGCCGTGCTGCCCATGGTGGGCAAGGCGATCCTGTTCATCGGCCGGGCGCTGATGATGAACCCCATCGGCCTGGCGGTGACCGCCATCGCGGCCTCGGCCTACCTGATCTACCGGAACTGGGAGCCGGTCAAGACGTTCTTCCTCGGCCTGTGGGCGGAGATCAAGCAGGGCTTCGCAGGCGGCCTCTCCGGCATCGCCACGCTGATCCTCAACTTCTCCCCGCAGGGGTTGTTCTACCGGGCCTTCGCTGCGCTGATGACCTACTTCGGCGTGGAGTTGCCAGCCAAGTTCTCGGACTTCGGCGGCATGCTCCTGGACGGCCTGGTCAACGGCATCAAAAACAAGCTCGGCGCCGTCAAGGCCGCGATCGGCGGCGTTGGCGACAGCACCGTCGGCTGGTTCAAGGAGAAGCTCGGCATCCACTCGCCGTCGCGCGTGTTTGCCGAGCTGGGCGGCTTCACCATGCAGGGCCTGGAGCAGGGGCTGGTGGGCGGCCAGGGCGGCCCGCTGGGCGCGGTCACCGCCATGGCCAAGCAGCTGGCAGCCGCCGGGGCCGTCAGCTTCGGCATGAGCGGCCCGGCAATGGCCATGGACAACCGCCCGCCGCTATCGGCCGCAGCGAGCAGCGCGCCCATGGTCGTCCAGGGCGACACCTACCAGATCACCATCCACGCGGCTCCCGGTACCGACACCGCAGGGCTGCGCCAGATGTTCAACCAGCTGCTGGACGAGCGCGAGCGCGGCAAGGCTGCCCGCGTGCGCTCGGCCTATGGCGACCAGGACTGATTAACCAGGAGAAGCAGCCCCATGATGATGGCCCTCGGCATGTTCGTGTTCAGCCTGGAGACCCTGGCCTACCAGGAGTTCCAACGGCAGACGGACTGGCGTCACGGCTCCACCAGCCGCATCGGCACCAACCCGGCGCGCCAGTACCTCGGGCGCGGCGAGGACAGCATCACCCTGCCCGGCGTGCTGCTGCCCGGCCTGGTCGGCAGCCCGCTCAGCCTCGACACCCTGCGCATGATGGCCGACACCGGCAAGGCCTGGCCCCTGGTGCAGGGCGACGGCCGGATCTTCGGCCTGTGGGTTATCGAGTCGCTCAGCGAGACGCGCACGCTGTTCTTCCGTGACGGCGCCGCGCGCCGTATCGAGTTCAACCTCAAGCTAAGCCGCATCGATGACGGCCGCGTCGATTTGCTGGGCAGCCTCACCGGCAGCATCGGCGGCATCCTGCGGGGGCTGCTGTGAACGTGCTCAGCCAGGCCGGCGCGCTGCTCGGTGAAGCGGCCAACCGCTACCGCGAAGCGACGTCCTACCCCAAGCCCATCTGCCGCGTGGTGGTCAACGGCCGCGACATCACCCTCGACATCGAGCAGCGCCTGGTCAGCATCGAGCTGACCGACAACCGCGGCATGGAGGCCGACCAGCTCGACATCACCCTCAGCGACCACGACGGGCTGCTGGCCATCCCGCCCCGGGGCGCCACCGTGCGCCTCTGGCTGGGCTGGAGCGATACCGGCCTGGTGGACAAGGGCAGCTACACCGTGGACGAAACCGAGCACAGCGGGGCGCCGGACGTGCTCAGCATCCGCGCCCGCAGCGCGGACCTGCGCGGCGGCCTCAAGGTCAAGCGCGAACGCAGCTGGGACGGCGCCACCCTGGGCGCGATCATCGCCTCGATCGCCTCCGCCCATGGCCTCGCCCCCATCGTCAGCCCGATCCTGGCGGCCATCGAGCTGCTGCACTTGGACCAGGCCAACGAGAGCGACGCGAACCTGCTCAGCCGCCTGGGCCTGCAGCACGACGCCATCAGCACCGTGAAGGCCGGGCGCCTGCTGTTCATGCCGGCCGGCAAGAGCACCACCGCCAGCGGCCTGAGCCTGCCCCACGTCACCCTCACGCGGGCCGACGGCGACCAGCACCGCTTCCTGCAGGCCGACCGCGACAGCTACACCGGCGTCAAGGCGTACTACTACGAGATCAACAGCGCGGAGAAGAAGGAGGCCATCGCCGGCGGTGGCGACAACCTCAAGGAGCTGCGCCACAGCTACACCGACCAGGCCAGCGCCCTGCGCGCCGCGCGTGCCGAGTGGGGCCGCCTGCAGCGCGGTACCGCCACGCTCAGCTACACGCTGGCCAAGGGGCGCCCCGAGCTGACCCCGGACCAGACCTACAGCCTGCTGGGCATCAAGGCCGAGATCGCGGCCATCGTCTGGCTGGGCGGCAACCTGCACCACAGCTTCACGCCAGACAGCTACACCACCAGCCTGGAGCTGGAATCCAAGCTGCCCGATGGCGATGACGTGGATCTGCTGGCCGATCACGACGGCGACTACACCGGCGTCGTCGCCTGGTACCGCGAGGAGAAAACGGGCGAGCAGAAGAAAATCACCGCCGGCGACCAGACCAAGCCCAAGCGCCTGACGCACCTCTACGCGAGCAAGGCCAATGCCCAGCGGGCGGTGGATCGGGAGTGGAAGCGGCTGCAGAAGGGAGCTTAAATGCCCAAATATTGAACAAAAAGGAGGGTGGGCATATACTCGGGGAGCGTTGCTCTTACATCCCATCTATTGGAGATGCCTTCATGCCAGTTCTGCAGTTACGCCTCGCAGACACTCCGGCCTCAAAAAGCAGAGCGAAGATTGACGTGGATCGCCTTGGACGCGCGCTTGCCTCTGGCGACCACGAGCTCCCTAATGGACTCAGCATTGACCAAATGCGCGAGCGAATTCTTGCGGTTGCTAATCAGGCAAAGCGCTAGCTAACTGGTTCGCAGGGATGCCAGCTTGACCTACACCGTTTCGTTCAAGACTCAGTTCGCAGTTGAATTTGCCAACTATCCTGCTCAGCAGCAGACTGCCGTTCTGACATTTGCTCAGACCTTCCAGCAGCACGGCCTCGCTGACTTCACCCGATACCATGGCAAGATCACTCCATCTTGGTCAGGCCTAATTCCCGGGTCCTCGGACTACGCCTACACCAACGGGAACGATCTCTGGCACTACCACCTGGGCATTCCGTACTACAAGCAGGTCCATGGAAAATATATGACTTCGGACGTAGTGCTGCATTTCCAGTGGGCCAACAGAGGCAAACACGTAGCGCTGGTTGACGTGTACGACCACTACAAGGCTGACGGCTCCTTCTATCTCCCACCCGCCAGCTACCTCACTTGAGAAGGCCCCGCACTGCGGGGCCTTCTTGTATCAGTCGGGGACCGTTCGCACCGCCATCGCCTCGATCGCCAACCGCATAAGCTCACATGAAAAAACCGGCAACGCGCCGGTTTCATAAAAAGCTGAGCCCCCATTTGCAACTACGCAACTTGTAAATTGGCAGGAACGATCAAATTCTCAGAGAAAAAGATTACTTCCTGCCCTTTCATTTTGCGCTGCGCACTGTAGATCAGGTCAATTTCTGCCACTCGGCTATTTGAGTAAAAACGCCGAATCTGCTCTGTATCATCATAAGAAAGAACCCAAGGGGTTCTTAGTGAAGAAACCAGCTTACTTATACGACCATGATCGTCATGCTCGTAGAAATTATCGTAGAGCCTTCTACCATTGACGTAATATGGCGGATCGATATAGATCAACGCCTTGGACAAAGGCATTGCATCTATGGTCTGTAGAAACAACTCCGCATCCATATTATAAAGATAGATATCATCAGCCCGCCGAGAGATTCTAATTATTCTTTCAACAAGCGCATCCTTATTGAACCGAGCATCAATCTTGTAATTTCCAGTTTGATCATAGCCACCAATCACGCCCCCATTTATAATTCCAGACCTATTAGTTCTGTTCAAATAAAAAAAGGCGAAACCAACATCAAACCCACCATGCTTATCTGGACTAGTAAAAATCTCACGCTGAGCGTGCCATTCGTCCATATTCAATTTGCAAGAATATATCGTTTCAATAAAACGCTCAGTATGCAAAAGAACATTCGACCAGAAATTGAAAACGCCAATATTCAGGTCATTAATGTGAATTTTTGAAACTACGTTTGTCAACAGTAATTCGAGTGCAACGCCAGCACCACCAGCATATGGCTCAACGTATACACCACCCTCAAAATTGTTTTCTCGAATCAGATCTCGGATAAAGCCGCACAGCTTTGACTTCCCCCCTGGATAGCGAAGGGGAGTAAAAAATCGATCAGCCATACTATGCTTGCCCTTTGTTTGCCTTGACCGCACGCCAAGAACTGCGAAGAAGTTCTTCATAGCAGCTTTCCCAAGCCGCCTTCAAACTCTCCATTGAATTTTGATATCTGCCGTGCAGAAACGAATGCAACGCCTGAGGGCTGGCGAAGCTATTTGGATTCGAGACCTCGCCACTCAGTATTGAGCCTTTCAGATCTTTTGAAATATGCCCATTCGAAAACAGGTGCTCAGCACAAATTTTTATCATGTCGGGCAGTGGAATTTGCCCAAAGCGATTTCTCTTTTCGGGAGCAGCCAGTGAGAATTCCTCAATGTATATTTGCATGGATATGTCTACTAAGGCCCGTGCGGCACAGGCGACCACCAAGCCATGCTCACTTAGTTTCAGACTGTCTAATTGGTTGTACAATCGACTGCACTTAGACTCAACAGAAGGAATAGCAATACTGCCGATGAACAGCTTATCCCTCTTAGACGGGTCAGGGTCTTTTCTAGTTTTCTTCGGCAACTGTTTCTCAATCAACTTTGCTTTTTCATCCTCCGCAGCAGACTTTTTATCTTGGTCAGCCGCAGCTAGGCCTGGCGAATGCGCGGGGTCTTTAATTCCGGGTGAAGCTTCTTCAGCTCCGGTTTTACCGTTCAAGCCAAGCGCCGTTTGCTCCTGTGCGATCTTGGCCTGCTCAACAATCCGAGTAAGAAAATCAAACTTCTTATCTGAATCATATAATTCCTTCACCTTAAAGTCGGGCAAGGAAATTTGCTCCAGAACGCTCCCCAACAAAAGGCGGTGTATATCCTCGGGAATGGTAATCAGAACATTTCTATCTTTATAAACAACTCCTAGAGTTGCTTTAAAATCTTTATTTGAAATAAGCCGATCTAAAGTCGTAACCCGATCATTGAGTCGAGCAGCCTGTTGATCAGTGACCAAACCATGAGCTTTTGCATAGTCGATAAAATACAAGGATCGCCAGTATCTGTTGCCGCCCAAAACATCTTGGGTATGTCTATCTTTCTCGACAGCTCCCCACTTTGCGGTGCCGACCCCTCCCTGCTCACCCAGGTGGCGAAGCCCCATCAACCAAGCCACTCGTCGTTGGTCTTTAATATTAACGCACTCAATATCATATGAAAGCTGATCGCTTACATTGACACTTTGAATTCGGCGCCTGAACAGCTCATCATCACAAAGTGAAGGGTCGTTGAGAAGTTTGAGCGCAGCTACACGGCGATTCCCTTCTTTAACCACGTACTTATCAGGCACCCCTTTAACAGGAGTAACGAGAACCTTATCGATATCGCTCTGGCCATTCTCAGCCAAACTTCTCATCAGAAGTATGAGCTTTGAGCCTAGATGTTCGACATGCCAATTAAGAATTTCTCTTTGGCCATTTATCTTATCGTGACGGGGGTTTTCCTCGTCCATGAGAATCTTCGATATATGAAGAACAATATTCTTTGACATAAATCCCTTTACCCCCAACCCCAATGATTTCAATAACGTTAAAAGCGGCTTCGCTATAGTGGATTCAGGACGTGCACCCTAGCTTCTAAAAGCTGTTCCTGATGGGAACAGACTATGCCAGCCTTTTGCCAGCAGCGACAACGGCCTCCAACTCCTGGAGGCGTTGTTCCAAAGTTTTCAGGCGTTTCTTTTCCTCAGCAGCGAGTTGTATTTCTCGCTGGGCGTCTTCGTCCAGTTCGCGCCACAGCGCCAGCAGGGCCTGTTCGCGGGGGCTTTCGGCGCTCGCAGGGGCCGCTCGGCCAACCTCTCCACGACGCATTGGGCCTTCACCAGTTAGCAGCCAATCAGAACTAACACCCAATCGAGTGCATATCAGAGTAAGGGCCTCTGCTTTTGGCTCTCTGGCTCCGCTGAGGTAGTTCTGCCAAGAGCGATACGGGACGCCAGTCTTTTCCGACGCCTCGCTGATCTTTAGCCCTAGGGTGTCGAGGACTACCTTAAGGCGATTGCTTATACCCATTCGTTCATATTTCCACTTGACACACCCATTTGGGTGCGCAACCATATCTCCATTCGGGTACAGATTATCCCGAAAGGAGACCGCAAACCATGACCCCCAACCAAATCCGCGCTCGCCTGATCGAGCAAAACCTTTCCTTTCGCCAGTTCGCCCTGGCCAAGGGTTACGACCCACGCACCGTTACCCAGACGGTCGCCCGCTGGGCCGGGTCCGACACCCTGCCCAACGGCCGCATTGCCTTCTCGATCATGCGCGACCTGTCCCAGCAGGTGGGCGCCGAGCTGATCCCCGGCCTGCTCGACCACCCCTTCGCCCAGGCCAGCTGACCCTACGGGCCAGCCCAACCGTGAGAAACGAGAAGATGAAGCGCCCCGTTCTAACCAGCCGCCGCAAGGTCATGAGCGCGCTGATCAACGCCTACCCCGGTGGCCGCGAGTGCGCCGCCGCGCAGCTTGGCCTGGAGCTGAAGAAGTTCGACAACCAGGCCTACGAGAGCAACGGCCACCGCCCGCTGGGCGACGAGCAGATCTACCTGCTGGAACAGGTCACCGGCACCAGCCTGCTGCCGGACTACATCTGCCGCCTGTACGGCGGAGTGTTCGTGCCCATGCCGGTGGATACCGAGCTGGACAACCTCGACCTCTATGCCCGCGCACTGGCCACCGACGTGGCCGAGGGCAAGGTCAACCAGATCATTGCCCATGCCCTGCGCGATGGCCGGCTGGACGAGGCCGAGCTGGCCGAAATCGTCGCCGCCCACCGTGAGCACATCGCCGCACGGCATGCCGAGGTCGGCGCCGTGATCACGCTGCACCGTCAGCAAGGAGAACGCCATGGCACTCACGAAGTTTGAGCACGGTGTTCTCTACGCAGCAGCACAAGTCATCAGGCTCCACGACGAGCCCCAAGTGGCCGCAGACGTGCTCAAACAAGCCGGTCTTGACCAAGTTAACTGCAGCGAGTTGGACGATTACGACAAGGAGTCGCTGCGCGAAGTGAACACAATTTTTGGCATGGGCCTTACAGGCCTCGATAAATAGGAACCCAAGCATGACCCAGCAACTGATTCCGGTATTCAACGGCGAACTCGATAGCCGCGCGCAGCAGCTCTGTGATGCCCGCGACCTGCATTCCTTTCTCGGCGTAGGTCGTGATTTCAGCAACTGGATCAAGGGCCGAATCGAGCAATACGGGTTCGTCGAAGGCGAGGACTATTCCCCCGTTTTGGGGAATAGGGGGGCGTTTGATTCGCCAAACTCGGCGAATCAAACAGGCGGCCGTGGGGGTGATCGTCGCTCTATCGACTACCACCTCACCCTAGATATGGCCAAGGAACTTGCCATGGTCGAAAACAACGACCAGGGCCGCCAGGTGCGCCGCTACTTCATCGCCATGGAGCGCCAGGCACGCGAGAGCCGGGGCGCCTCCTACCTGAGCGTGTCGCAGCAGCTGGCCATCCATCGCCAGGTGCCCAAGCTGCTGGGCCAGCTCAAGGCGGAAACCGCCCCGGCCATCCGCGCCACCCTGCATGCCCAACTGGCCCAGCACTGCCACCTGCTGGCCCTGCCGGTGCCGGCGCTGGAGAGCGTGGGCCGCGCCAAGCCGGAGAACGGCGAGCTGTTCGATAAATAACAAAGACCTGTAAGCGCCCACACGACCGGGGTTGGTGCGCTTGCGGAGGGATTAATCCCTGGTAAGGCCAGCCGCTGCCACGGCTGAGTAGGGGGAATAACGTGAGCGTTTACAAACTGGTTTGCCCGGCATGCGGAGAGCGGATGCGCATTCGCAATTCCGAGGGGCAAACACCGACATTCCGCACCATCTACGGCCAGTGCATGAATCTGGCCTGCGGCTTGGTGCTCACGGGCTCGATGAGCTGGGACTACCAGATCAATACCTCGGGCATGGACAAGCCGAGGGTGGTGCTGCCGATTGCGCCATCCGTGGCGAAAATGCAGGCGTTGCGTGACAGCCGGCCTGCATCCGATCAACCCGATCTGTTCGATCAGCCACTCAAGGAAGCACACGCATGAACCGCGAACCCTCTGCCAAGGATTACCGCAGCAGCATGCAGGCCGCCGCCAAGGCCTACCTCCTGCGCCATCAGGATGAACACCTTGCCGACGATGAGCGGCTGTATGACCGCGCGTGCCGTTATTTGGTTCAAGGCCTGGACGTTCCTGCGTTCATGGCACCGCGGCTGGTCCATCTGGCGATGACCGAACTCGCGTCCCGCGTGGCCATCGACTGGGCCCAGGGCTGTGACGAAACCCGCGTGTGCCTTGTCCTGATTCGCAGCGGAGAGCGGGTGTTCATTCCAACCCGCTATCTGCCGCTGCGCCTGCAGCCCCCCGCGGCACTGCCGGCTGCAGCAGCCGCGCACTGATCACCCACTGAATCACCGTTACCCAGACCCGCCTGCCAGCGGGTTTAGGGAAGTTGCACCCGAAATTCGAGGTTGCCGCCATGCAACAAGCCATTGCCATCCAGCTGGACATGCCCAAGCCCGTAGCCGAGGCCCTGCTCAGCAGCCTGCGCTGCGAGCTGCGCCGTGGCCTGACCGAGCACTGGTACGACGATCGCTACCGCACCGTGCCGGAGTTCCTGCGCAGCCGCCGCATCCTCGATGACTACCCGGCGCTCGCCGGCCACAAACGCACCATCGGGGCGCTGAAAGCCGCCCTCGGCGCCAACCAGTAAGGCCAGCCACACCATGCAGATGAAAGAAACCCTACGGGCCGAGGTGCTGCGCCGCATCGAGCGCGACTTCGACCTCAAGCACATGGTCGGCACCAACTACATGCGCAAGGGCAAATGCCCGGCGCACAACTGCGGCAAGAAGACCCTCTACACCTTCCACGACTCGCCCTGGATGCTGATCTGCGGCCGTCCGGAGAAGTGTGGCCACCGCGTCCACGTCAAAGAGCTGTACGACGATCTGTTCAACGACTGGAGCAAGACCGCTCCGGCCACCGCCCAAGACCCGATGGCCACGGCCAGCGCCTACCTGCAGTTCGCCCGGGGCTTTCGCCTGGAGCTGATCGCTGGCTGGTACAGCCAGGAGAACTACTGGAGCCGCGACATCAACGCCGGCAGCGCGACCGTGCGCTTCCCGCTGGACAAGGGCGGCTACTGGGAACGGCTGATCGACCGCCCGGAGCGGTTCGGCAAGCAGAAGGCCCGCTTCAAGCCGGGAGAAAGCTACAAGGGTGTCTGGTGGTGCCCGCCGTCGCTCAACCTGGTCGAGGTCGAGGAGCTGTACATCGTCGAGGGCATCTTCGACGCCATTGCCCTGCTGCACCACGACGTCCCTGCCGTCTCGATGATGAGCAGCGCGCCGCTGCCCGAGCAATCGCTCAAGGCGCTCAAGCATGCCTGCCATGAGGCGGACAAGCGCCTGCCGCGGCTGGTTTGGGCGCTGGATAACGAGCCGGTCGCCAAGGCCAACATGCGCCGCTGGGCGAAGGAAGCGCGCGCCCTGGGCTTCAAGTGCGAGGCGGCTGTCATCCCGCAGCGCGGCGCCAAGAAGGTCGACTGGAACGACCTGCACCAGCGCTGGGCCTTCATCGACGGCGACGAAGAGCGCGCCAAGCGCATCGAGCTGGACATGGCCGAGGCCCGTCACCAGGGCGCCCTGCTGCTGGCCGAGTCGGCCGAGGAAAAGGGCCTGCTGATGTACGAATGGGACGAGCGCAAGGAATTCCACTTCACCTACCGCTCGCGCCTGTACTGGTTCAACCTGGACATGGAGAAGTACGAGCGCACCGCCCGCGAGCTGGAAGGCTCCGAGCGCCACGACGACCAGTTGCTCAACGACAAGCAGCGCCGGGACAGGGCGCTGCGCCAGAGCGCCGCTGTGGTGCGCATCGCCAACTGCTACTTCGACGCGCTGTACTACATGCGCAACGAGGTCACCGACGAGGCCTGGTACTACTTCCGCGTCGAGCGGCCCGAAGCGCCCACCATCAAGAGCACCTTCACTGCGGCGCAGATCGCATCGGCGCCGGAGTTCAAGAAGCGGCTGCTCAACGTCTGCAACGGGGCCATGTTCACCGGCACCCCGCAGCAGCTGGAGCGCATGCTTGGCTACCAGCTCGACAGCCTCAAGACCGTCAACACCATCGACTGGATCGGCTACACCCGCGAGCACGGCGTCTACGTGTTCAACGATCTGGCGATCGCCGGCGGCAAGGTGCACAAGCTCAACGAGGAGGACTTCTTCGACGTCGGCTCCCTGAGCATCAAGTCGCAGAGCCTGTCACCGGTGCTGCACATCAACGCCGACCTGGCCGACTACGACGAAGAGTGGTTCGACCTGTTCTGGCGCTGCTTTGGCGTGCGCGGCGCGGTGGTACTGGCCTGGTGGCTGGGCGCGCTGTACGCCGAGCAGATCCGCCAGCTGCACAAGTCCTACCTGTTCCTGGAGCTGATCGGTGAGGCCGGCGCGGGCAAGACCACGCTGGTGGAGCTGCTCTGGAAACTGAGCGGCCGTACCGAATACGAAGGCTTCGACCCGTCTAAGGCGACCCCGGCCAGCCGGGCGCGCAACTTCGCCCAGGTGGGCAACCTGCCGGTGGTACTGATCGAATCCGAGCGCGAGCAGAAGGAAGGCGCGCCGGTTAAGCACTTCGACTGGGACGAACTCAAGACCGCCTACAACGGCCGCAGCGTCCGCTCCACCGGTGTGAAGAACAACGGCAACGACACCCGCGAACCGCCGTTCCGTGGCGCCCTGCTGATCGCGCAGAACAACGCCGTCAACGCCTCCGAGCCGATCCTCCAGCGCCTGGGCCATGTGCACCTGACCCGCGAGCACCAGACCCCGGAAACCAAGCTCCATGCCGAGCGCCTGGAGCGCATGCCGGTTGAGCAGCTCAGCGGCTTCATGGTCAAGGCGCTGAAGCCCGAGGCGCAGGTCATCAAGCTCCTGGACGAACGCACCTCCGGCTACGAGCAGCAGCTGCTGGCCCTGCCGGGCATCCGCACCGTGCGGATCGCCAAGAACCACGCCCAGCTGCGCAGCCTGGTGGACGCCCTGCAGCTGGTCGTGCCGCTCAGCGATGAGCGCGCGGCCCAGGTGCATGCCGAGGTGGAGCGCATGGCACAGGAGAGGCAGCAGGCGATCAACGCTGACCACCCGCTCGTGCGCGAATTCTGGGACATGGTCGAGTTCCTCAATGGCCCCCTGAACGAACCCGGCGGCCGGCTGAACCACTCCCGCAAGTCGGCCTTCTTCGCCATCAACCTCAACGAGTTCGTCGAGATGGCGGCCAACAAGCGGCAGCAGCTCCCGAACCTCAGCGAGCTCAAGCGCCTGCTCAAGACCAGCAAGTCGCCGAAGTTCATCGAGACTAACAAGCCCATCAACTCGAACATCGCCACCGACGGGCTGAACAACGCCAAGACCGTCCGCTGCTGGGTGTTCCAGCTCGTTTGACCCGCCGGCGCGGCAACGCCGGTACCAACCCAAGGAGAAGCACCATGCCAATGAACGACAACGACGACCTCTACAGCCCCAGCCGCCGCGAAACCCTGCTCACCCTGCTGGGCAGCGGCGTGACCCTGGCGGTACTGCTCGCGGCCGGCTACCTCGCCCCCAACCTGCTGGCCCTGGCGGCCCGCTAACCCCAGCGCCCAGGCGCGGCAACGCCTGGGCCTTACCAAGGAGAAGCACCATGCAACTGAACGTAGAACGCGGCGCCCCGATGACCGGCAAGACCGTCCGCCTGCGGAAGAAAGCCCGTGAGGCCGGGCAGGACGAGCACCAGATCATCAGTGGCAATCCCTATGACGTTGCTGACCTGGAGCTGCTTGTGCGCCACCGCGCCGGCCGCGGCGCCCGCGTCATCTGCATCGACGAGTGCAGCGAGGAGCAGATCGATCGCCTGAAAGCCCTGCAGCCGCGGCTACCGGCCGAACTGACCATCCATGCCGTAGTGGCGAACTGAGGAACAGCACCATGCAAGTGAGCGAAAAACTTCGAGACCTCGACCTGCTGTTCACCTTCGAGGATCTGGCCAAGGAGAAGGGCTGGCCGGTCGATCGCAACGACCAGGACACCGCGTTTGCTGATGCCCTGACCCAGCGCGCGTGGGAGGCATTCGAGGCCGCGCATGGCGAGCACGGCCGCAAGGAGGGCCAGCAGCTCTACGCCGAGATCAAGAAGTCCAGCAAGTACGCCGGCCAAGCTGCGCTGTGTCGCTCCAACGGCTACGGCTACCCCTTCAAGGTGCGCATCGTCCACGACGGCGGTGGCGACTACTGCGTCAAGGGCGGTGTGGGCGGCCAGTACCGCCTGGCAGACGTAAACCTGTACGTCCTCGAGGACGGCAAGAAGATCCGCGTTCGGTAACCCACACCCAGAAACAAGAAGGCCCCGGTGAGCGGCAACTCACCAGGGCCAGACCAACCCAAGGAGAAGCACCATGCAAGCACAAACCCCTGAAGTCAGCACCGAGCAGGCTACCACGGCGGGCGTTGATTCAGTTGTCGCCGCCATTCTTCAAGAGAACGGCAACCCGGATGGGGTTGAGCTCGAACTCTGCTTTGTCACTACCCGCCAAGGCATTGCGCCTGGTATCGGCTTCTACACCGAGGACATGGATTACCCGCTGGCCATCACCCTGCCAAAGCTCAAGCAGCTTGTTGAGGCTATCGAAACGGAGGTCGCCAATGGCTGACCTACGAACCCATCCGACCATGGCCAGCCACCGGCTGGACCTGCCCAGCATCTGCGACATCTGCAACAAGGCCCGTTCCACCCGCAAGCACGCCACCTGCAGCCGCATCCGCCAGCAGCGCAAGCAGGAAGAGTGGGCCAGCTACATGGGCAACCTCACCGCCAAGAAAGCCCAGGGAGGCCGCCGCTATGCTCGTTAAGCGAATCCTCCGACACTTCCACTTCTGCTGTGGTCTGGGCGGTGGCGCAAAGGGTTTCAACCAGGCGAAGCCCGTGGTCGGCAACGTCCAGGCGCACTGGGAATGCCTCGGCGGGATAGATGTTGACCCGGCTGGCCTGCGCGACTTCGAGCGCCTGGCCGGCGTGCAGGGAACGCTGCTGGACCTCTTCACCCGTGACCAATACACGCGCTTCCACGGTCAACAGCCGCCGGCTGGCTGGAGCGAGGCCTCGGCAGAAGATGTTCGCCGCGCCGCGCGGAACCAGCGACCAGACGCGGTCTTCATCAGCAGCCCATGCAAGGGCGCCAGTGGCCTGCTGTCCGAGGCCACCAGCAAAACCCCGAAATATCAGGCGCTCAACGAACTGACGTTGCGCTGCATCTGGCTGATGGGCGAAGCCTGGAAGGATGACCCGGTACCGCTAATCGTCTTCGAGAACGTACCGCGGTTGGCCACTCGCGGCCGGCATCTGCTGGACCAGATCAACAGCCTGCTCAGCCACTACGGCTATGCAGTGGCGGAAACCACTCACGACTGCGGCGAGCTGGGCGGCCTGGCGCAGTCCCGCAAGCGCTTCCTGCTGGTGGCACGGCACGTCGAAAAGGTGCCGCCTTTCCTGTACGAGCCCGAGAAGAAGACCCTGCGCGCGGTCGGAGACATTCTTGGCCGCATGCCATTGCCAGGCGACATCGAGGCGGGCGGGCCGATGCACCGCATCCCGTCGCTACAGTGGAAAACTTGGGTGCGGCTCGCCCTGGTTCGCGCCGGGAGCGATTGGCGCAGCCTCAACGAGCTGGCGATCGAGGATGGGCACCTGCGCGACCTGGTGATCGTGCCGGAGTACCGCGCGGGCTACATGGGCGTGCATCGGTGGGACGACACCAGCGGCACCATCGCCGGCCGGAGCAGCCCCACCAATGGCGCGTTCTCGGTCGCCGATCCACGGTACCGGCAGGCTGCCAACTGGAATCACGGTCAGCAATTCGGCGTCATTCGCTGGAGCGAGTCCAGCCCGACCATTCCCGGGCAGACCATGCCAGGCCAAGGCACGTTCAGCATTGCGGACCCGCGGCCGAACTGGAACCGCCACAGCGGCAACTACCGTGTCATCCCGTACAACCAGCCAGCCGGCACCATCATAGCCGGCGGCAAGGGTGTGCAGGGTGGGCAGCAGTCAGTGGCGGACCCGCGCATCCTTCACCGTAGCAAAGGCGACAACTACCTCACCGGCGGCCACTACGGCGTGATCCCGTATGACCAACACTGCGGCGCGATAGCAGCCAGCTCACGCTACGACAGCGGCCGGTTCAGCGTCGCCGACCCTCGCATTCCGGCTGCTGACGACCGCATGACCTGCATCATCCGCAGCCTGGACGGCACTTGGCATCGCCCGTTCACAACCTTGGAGAAAGCCGCCCTCCAAAGCCTGGTCGAGCCCGAAGAGCAGTTGATCCTCGATGGCTTGAGCGACAAGGACTGGAGCGAGCGCATCGGCAATGCGGTACCGCCGAAAGCGGCAGAGGCCATCGGCCATGTAATGGGCACCACCCTGCTGCTGGCCGCCGCGGGCGAGACCTTCATGCTCAACAGCATGCCGATCTGGGTCCGCCAGGTGGCGGTGGGGCTGAGCGTGGCTCAGCAGGAGCAATTCGGTGGCTGAGCACGACATCCACCAGCACATGCTGGAATGCGAGGCCCGGTACTGGCTCCGGCGTGGCAACACCACGCCGGAGAAGGTGGCCGAGCTGAAAGAGACCCTCTACAAGAAGCGCGGCGAGGCCGCCGTCACTCGGCTGGTCGAGGAGATGCGCCGGCAGTGGGGGCGCCGTAGCGAGTGGCTGGGAGGGCAACATGGCTAGCGGACCGAGGCGAGAAGGCTTGAGCCGCAATTCTCGGCGATGGCCACCGGCCAGCAGCAGTAAACTGGAGGCCCGCCCATGAGCGAAGCCTCCAGCGTGTTGACCTTCGACGACCTCAAACGCATCACCGGCTACGCCCGCCGGGCCGACGTGGAGCGGGCCCTGCACGAGCAGGGCATCCGTCTGTTCCGCGGCCGCACCGGGCCGTGGACCACGGTGGATCTGATCAACCAGGCCGGCGGGCTGAAAGCCGGCAACCAGGAGCAGTACGGCGTCGACATCCTATGAGGCGAGCAAGGAAGCACAACCCCCACATCCCACCGCACATTGATCAGGCCGCTATCCCAGCGGCCGTTTTCTTTGATCACCGCGGCAAAGGCAGCTGGTACACCCTGCACCGTGACGAAGCCGGCCGGCAGCGCCGGCAGAACATCGCCAACAGCTCGGCCACGCTCGGCGAGCTGCACCGGATCATGGAGGTGCGCAACGGCGTGGACCGGGAGAGCCTCAACTTCCTGTGCCGCGAGTACCACGACAGCGCCAAGTTCAAGCGGCTGGCTCCGAAGACCCAGGAGAGCTACAGCTGGTCGCGCGACGTCCTGGTCAACATTCCCACCAAGCTCGGCAAGCCACTCGGCGAGCTGGCCGTGCGCAAGTTCACCCCTGCACTGATTCAGCGGCTTATCGATCGGATCGCCGACGAGGGTACGCCGTCGAAGGCTGCCCACGCGCTGCGGTACCTGCGGCTGGTGATGCAGTGGGGCCGCAACCGCGGCTACCTGGACAGCAACCCGGCCATGGGCATCGAGGCGCCGGTAGAGCGCAAGCAGCGCCGCCTGCCGTCGCTCGAAGTGATGCAACGCCTGATCGACCGCGCCCGCGAGCTGGGCCAGCTGAAACGCGGGCAGAAGGATGCGGTACCGCCGCACCTGAGCTACGTCATGGAGCTGGCCTACCTGTGCCGACTGCGCGGCATCGAGGTCGTGACCCTGACCGACGCCAACGAGCTGGCCGAGGGCATCCTCACCAACCGGCGCAAGGGCAGCCGCGATAACGTGGTCACCTGGACGCCGCGGCTGCGCGCCGCCTGGGATGCCGCCAAGGCGCGACGCGCCCAGGTGTGGAAAGCACGGGGCACAGCGGTGCCAGTGCTCCCGGAGAAGCGCTTCATCATCACCGCCGACCACGGCGGGCCGCTGGGCAAGTCCGGCCTGGACACTGCCTGGAACCGCTTTATGCGTAACGCGATCGCGGCCGGCGTCATCACGGCGGAGCAGCGCTTCGGCCTGCACGACCTCAAGCGACGCGGCATCACCGACACCCCTGGTACCCGGGCCGACAAGCAGGAAGCCAGCGGCCACCGCGACGAGTCCATGCTCGACATCTACGACCTGAGCGTCCCGAAGGTCGCCCCCTCCGCTCTCTGA